TAATATGTTTGGCGGTCAAGCAAGTGCAGCAGCATATAAGAACCCAGAAGATAAAGGATTGATGTTTAATTTTACTAAAAGCTTTTAAATAACTACGGAGCAATGACCTCGCAAGAGAGTTGCTAAACAATGGATAAAGATGAAATAAAAGAATTGGCTGCTAAACGCAGTTCAGAGGCAAATAAAGGTAACCAACATTCTAGCAAAATCAATAGGTTGCTAGGAGAAACACTTAAACGCAGGTTAATACAAGAAGAAGCTCAAAGAGCTAACAAAGTAGTAGAAGCTTTATTGCGTAAAGCAGAAGACGGAGATGTATCTGCTATTAAAGAAGTGTTTGACCGAAGTGATGGTAAAGTTATGCAAGAGAGCAAAATCTCTGGTGACTCTGACCAACCACTCATCATTCAAGTTGTTACAGGAATTGATGACAACGACTAAAAAAGTCTATACTAGCTACGAACCAAGAGAACCTCAAAGACAAATTCACAAAGCTGTAAGAGAAAATCGGTTTGTAGTAGTAGTAGCCCATCGGAGAATGGGTAAAACAGTTGGAGCAATTAACCAGCTAATACACAGTGCACTAAATTGTAAATTAAAGAATCCACGCTTTGCTTTGATTAGCCCTACATACTCACAAAGTAAAAGGGTCAGCTGGGATATGCTGACAGAATATACAAGACCATTAGGTGCAGTAAATAACATTGCAGAATTAAGGTCTGACTTTTTAGACGGAAGACGAATAAGTTTATATGGTGCAGATAACATTGATGCACTACGAGGTATATACCTAGATGGCGTAGTGATTGACGAATACGCACAGATTAACCCCAGTTTGTTTAGTGAGATTATACGACCAGCAATTGCCGACAGAAAAGGTTGGGTAATGTTTATTGGTACTCCTAAAGGCAAAAACCATTTTGCTACATTACGAGATAAAGCAAAGCCAGGTAAAGACGGATGGAAGCTGCTAGAGTTTAAAGCTAGTGAAACTGGATTAGTAGACCAGGATGAATTAGATGCAGCCAAGAAAGAAATGGGTGAAGATAAATACTCACAAGAGTTTGAAGTAAACTTTCACACTCCAGTTGAAGGTGCTTACTACGGAACGCTTATTAATGACTTGGAGTTTAAAGGTCAAATATGTGACGTGCTAAAAGATGACATAGCTAAAACCTTTTGCTCTTGGGATTTAGGCATGGGAGATTCTACCGCAATATTTGTTGCACAGATTATAGGACAAGAAATTCACATCATTGACTACATGGAAAATCATGGTCAAGGGCTGGATTACTATATTAACTGGTTAAGAGATAAACGATATGACACAGCAGAAATGCTGCTGCCACATGACATTCAAGTAAGGGAGCTAGGTACTGGAAAGTCAAGGCTAGAGGTATTACAAGAATCAGGGTTAAATTGTAGGGTAGTTGCTAAACTTGGAATAGATGATGGCATCCAGGCGGTGCGTAGAATACTTCCCCGTTGCTGGTTTGATACCAAAGTAAAAGATGCAGTTGATTTATTACGGAACTATCGCAGAGCATATGACGAAAAGCGTGACGTATTCTTTGACAAACCTGTCCATGACTTCACCTCTCATTGTGCAGATAGCTTTAGATATTTAGCTATCGGATTAGATGAACGAGATGACGGATGGAGCAAACCACTTGAGATTAATAAACAATGGATAGTATAAATGAAAGATAAATATAAAGACTTTGATATTGATTCAGACGATAACTTAACATTAGTTAATCTTATTGGGTCGCATATTGATGATTCGCTAGGATACATTTCTACCGACACATCTCTTGAACGACAAAGGGCTTTAGAGTTTTACATGAGAGAGCCCTTCGGAAATGAAGTAGAAGGGCGTAGTCAAATTGTAACTGGTGAAGTTGCCGAAGCTGTAGACGGTGCATTACCACAGATTATGAAAGTGTTTACCCAATCTAATAACGCAGTGGTGTTTGAGCCAGTAAATGAAGGTGATGCAGAGATGGCTGAACAAGCAACAGCTTATGTAAACCACATTTTTAATAAAGACAATGATGGTTTTGAAATAATGAACTCATGGTTTAAAGATGCTCTGCTTCAAAAGGTAGGCGTAGTAAAAGCTTATTGGGATGACAAAAAAAATACAACTAAAGAGAAATACCAAAACCTAACTGAAGATGAACTTGCAATGATTATGCAAGACGAAGAAGTTGAAATTGTTTCTCAAGATACTGTTGAAGAAATTATAGAGCAAGACCCACAGCCAATGGTTGACCCTATGACTGGACAGCCTGTAATAGATGAGATGGGTATGCCAATGATGATGGAAGTACCTCCCATTATTAATGTTTATTACAATGTAAAATGTAAACGCACCATAGATTCATCTAAAGTTAAAATAGAATCAGTTGCACCAGAAGAGTTTTTAATTGATAAAAGAGCAGTAACTATTGACGATGCAACCTTTGTTGCTCAACGTAGTTTAGTTCCACGCTCTGAATTGATTGCTATGGGTTACGACCCTAAAGTAGTAGAAACATTATCTACTGGCGACACACTAGACTTTACTCCAGAAAGAATTGCACGTTACAGCAACGGTGAAGAACCATTTAGCACTAATGACGTTAATGATGAATCAATGGAGTTGATTGAGTATTATGAATGTTATGTAAAAACTGATTTAGATGAGGATGGCATAGCCGAGCTACACAGAGTTTGCTACGCAGACAACAAGGTATTGATGCACGAAGAATGTGACTATGTTCCGTTCCATAGTGTTTGCCCAATACCTATCCCTCATAAATTCTTTGGTCAGTCGTTAGCTGACAGGACAATGGATTTGCAACTGGTTAAATCTACTATTACCAGACAGATGCTAGACAACCTTTACCTTACTAACAACTACCGAGTAGGTGCAGTAGAAGGACAAGTCAACCTTGATGACCTTCTTACATCTACAGCAGGTGGCGTAATAAGGATTAAAAACCCTAATGCGTTAGTACCTTTATCAGTGCAATCAAGTGCAGGGCAATCATTTCCTATGCTTGAGTATTTGGATACTATTCAAGCTAAACGAACTGGCGTATCAGAAGCTTCACAAGGGCTTGATGCCAACATATTACAGAATGTAACTGCTACAGCAGTATCTGCTATGTCAAATGCAGCAGGTGGCAAGATAGAACTTATAGCTCGTATCTTTGCTGAAACAGGCGTTTCATCCTTAATGATGGGAATATTACAGTTAGTTTGTAAATACCAAGACAAAGAACGCATCATTAAAATTAACAACAGTTATGTTCCAATGAACCCTAGAGAGTGGACCACACAGTACAACCTTACGGTTAATGTGGGATTAGGTACTGGTAGCAAATCAGAGCAGTTAGCTGTTATGCAAATGATTCTTGATAAACAAGAGCAGATGCTGACACAGTATGGACTAGGTAATCCTCTAGTAAGTATTAAACAATACCGAGATACCCTAGCTAAATTTGTCAACATGGCTGGATTTAAAGATGAGTCTGGATTCTTAAAAAATCTTACTCAAGAAGAGTCTGACCAATTAGCTCAACAACAAGCACAACAACCACAGACTGACCCTAATACTGAAGCAGCTAAAATACTTGCACAAGTAGAACAAGAAAAAGCACAGATGCAAATGCAAGCCAAAATGGCTGAACTAGAATTAGACAAACAACGACTAGAACTTAAAGTGCAAAAAGAAATGCTTGAGCTGCAACAAAAACAAGCACAGTTTGAATCAGAAATGGCTATCAAAGAAATGCAACTAATGCAGAAAGCACAGAATGATAACCAGAAAAATGACATAACTCAATCTAAAGAGCTCATAAACGCTTTAGATAAGATTAATAAAATTGCAGGTATGTAATGACCAAATCAGAAGCTTTTAGAAACCTTTTGCAAAGTCAAGAACTGAATGACGAAATGCAAGAGATGCAAAACGAACTAACCGAACTAATTATTAACTCTGATTCTGACCAACAAAAAGTCCGAGAGGATGCTTACGTCAGGATTAAAGTTATCAACGAAATCATGAACCGTTTTAAATCCATTGCAAAAGACGATGAGATTAAAGACAGAGCATGGAAGATATTATAGGCAATTGCCTTTAATGGGTATCCTCCCCTAGAGGAAATTAAGGAAACACAATGAGTGAAGAA